AAATCGGTGAGAGGTTTGTGGTGGGGGTTATTGGCTGACCTGTCGCATCGTCTCCGGCGGCAGGTCTTCACTCACACTGCGCAGCGGTATTTCCTGTTGTCGTGGATCGCGGCGGGTGATGTTGCCTTCCGGTGTCAGGAAGAACAGCGACGTGCCGCGGGACAGGACAGGCTCCTTGGATTTGACGTCTGCCTTCACGGTCATCTGGCCGCCGCCATCAGGCTTGTAAGTGAGCTTGATGGTCAGTTCGCCGCCTTTGCCGGTCAGGCGAATGGCGTCGATCAGGCTGTGCTGGGTCTCGGTGAGTTCGTCCAGCAGCCCGCCGGCCTCGATGTCCCGTAGCGTGTCGATGAAGGGGCGTGCTTTGCTCATGTGCTGTGCCTCATTTGGTTTGATTGCTGTTGCCCCTGGACGGCAGGGGGCACCGTTGAATCAGGCCGCTTGCTTCGTTGCTTGCGCATCGAGGTAGGCGGCCAGGTCGTGCAGGTAAACGACAGGCTTGGCCCGGGCCGAGCAGTGCAGGCGCTTGACCACCAGCTTGATCCGTCCGGCCTTGATTTCGCTCAGCAAATAACGGTCGGTGCGGATGTGCGCGAAGTACTGCTCGCGCACCGCGGTCAGGCTCGGGCATGGCGTGGCGAACTGGCGGCGAAGTTGTTCCAGGGTGGTGCTCACGCGGAATCCTCCCCATGCCCCTCCATCAGGGGCACCAGCTTGAGGCGGATCAGTTCGGCGAGACCTTCTTTGCTCTTGCCCTTGGCCGCTGCCAGGACGTTGCCCTTGGCGTCTGAAACGACGGCGCCATAGGGGTATTCCGGGCAGTTGACGGGGGTAACGTAGGCAACATGGCCATCACCGATCACCGCGTCGACACAGCGGAACACTTCCGCCAGTTCAACAGAGACGCAGGGCAAGGCCTCCAGCAATTGAACAGCTTCGGCAGAGGCGCCGATAAGCGTGGCTCGGCTGATCACCGTCGGGTGATTGAGGTACATGGGCACCAGCTTCAGGGCGCCTACAGCGGAATTGATGGCGTTGGGTTTCATGCTGCAGCGTCCTTTTTGGTGATGGTGATATCCAGCTTCTTGGCAATCCACGCGACGCCCGCTTCCTTCACCATCACGACGGCGTAGTGCACGGGCTTGCCGGTGGTGGGGTTCCAGCGCACACGCGGGTCCGAGAAGAGATAGCCGCGTTCACGGTGCGCGCTGGCCAGGTCACCGGAAGAGTTCAGAACGCCGAGTTCCCGGAGCCTGGTACGAAAGGCGCGGGGCTTAAGGCCCAATAGGGCGGCGGTTTGATCCAGGGTGCGGTTCATGGCGTTACCTCAGGCTGCCGACTGGGCCTTCGTGCCCCGTCGAACGGCAATGACACAGCCGTCCAGCTGACACCGAAGGGATTCGATGGACCGGGAGTTGTAAACGGTGATGTCGCCGGGTTGGTGCTGGATCCCCGCCTCGCTGACATGTGGATTCACTGCCGGTGCATCGGGCCGCACGATGTGGACGATGGTGCCGCCGCGTTGGCGAATGAATTGCGCTTCATTCTCGAAGCGAACGTCGCTGACAACAAAACCGACCACGCTCGAAAGGGTGTTTTGCAGGTAGTTGAGGTTCTGTTCGGCGATCTTTACCCATACGTCTGGGTGCACCAGTTGGCGCGCCCACTCGGTGCCCATCGACTGCATGAGTTCTCGCGGTGACCGGCCCAGCCATTCCACTGGCTGTTCCTTGCTGGCCCCTTCAAAGTCGTCCGGGTCGAGGTTGAAGATTTCCATCAGCCCGGAACGCAGCGGGTCGGCGAACGCGTAGTGTTCCAGCAAGTGGTTGCGCACCAGGTGATCGGCGGCAGTTGATTTGCCCGAGCGGGCCGGGCCGGCGAGGCCAATCAGTATCGGCTTCATGCTGCATCACCTCCCCATGGGCCCAAGTCATCTGCCTTTACAGCGCGAGCGGGAAGGGTGGGGGCGACGCGGCCAGTGTTGACGATCACCAGCAGGCCGGTGCGATTCTGGATCGCTTCAACGGCCTTCGGGCTGGTGCAGGCTGCCGGGTGCAGATAGACCGGGCAGCGGGTGGGGCTGTGCTGTGTTGTCTGCATGTCTCGTACTCT